ATCAATAACCGTTACACTGTATACAAAAACCCATACATGAAAGAGAATGTAATCCTTATGGGATTCCGTGGAGCACAGTTCCTTGAAACAGGTGCTGTATTTAGCCCGTACATTCCACTTATCATGACTCCATTAGTATACGATCCGGTGAACTTCACTCCACGTAAAGGTGTTATGACACGTTACGCGAAAAAAGTAGTTCGTCCAGAATTCTACGGAAAAGTATACGTACGTGGTCTTAACACTCTTTAATAGTTGATTTGATTTAATCATTTAACGAATTAATTAGTTAAGGTAAATAAGAGAGGGTGGCTTCGGTCACCCTTTCTTACTGTATGAATATTTATATTAAAATAAAAAGAAAACATGGCAGTAGAAAGACACAAGTATTCAATGCAAGCGATTATTCGATATGATGGTCGTTTAGTAGATGTTTTAGATCGTATACGAGCTATACGTTTAGTATTAATGGTTCATATTGAACAAGACTTAGGTCCTGACAAAGAATTGATTACTATTAAAGTTATGACTCCATATCCTCCTAGAGAAACGTATCAAGCAATTAGACGCTTAGGTTTAGGTAAAATTGAAACGCTTAAGGATATGACACTTCAAGAATCTACACTTACAAAATTGTTTTAATTTAATCAAGGTTATTATGGCTACACAAAACCGGGAGAAAACTCCTCCAAAAAATGACATTAAGTTTTCAATTACATTATCAGAAGAACAAAAACAAGCAAAAGCAAAAATTATAGAAACACCTTTTAACTTTATATTAGGAAAAGCTGGTTCTGGAAAAACATTGTTAGCAGTTCAAATTGCGTTAGATATGTTTTTTAAAAGACAAATCAATAAAATTATTATAACACGTCCTACAGTATCAAATGAAGATAATGGTTTTCTTCCAGGTTCGTTAGAAGAAAAAATGGAACCATGGTTAGTTCCTTTACGTAGCAATATGCGTAAGGTATATAATAAACCAGAAATTCTAGAAAAAATGGAAAAAGAAGAAAATATTGAATTAGTTTCTTTAGCACACTTCCGAGGAAGAACTTTTGACCATGCAATTTGTATTGTAGATGAATTTCAAAACTTAACAAAACAACAACTTCAAATGGTATTGTCTCGTCTAGGAAAAGACAGTATAATGATTTTAACAGGCGATAGATATCAAATAGATTTAAAATTTAGTAATGATTCAGCAGTGCACGAAGTTCCTAAATTAACCAAGTCAAAATATGTAAATGAAATCATATTGCTTGATAATCATCGTCATGAAGCTTTAGACGAAATTTTAAAACTGCTAAATGAAAGATATTGATATTTATATTTAAAAGGGAAACATCATGGATTACAGTCAAAATAAACCAATATGGCCAGGTTCATCTTCATTTACAGTTGGTTCTACACCATTTGGTTTCTTCGATACTGATCCAGTTTTTCAAAGCCATGCAGATAAATTTGCTAAAGCAGCAGCACAACATTTAGGTTATCCCATAATGGACGTTGAAATGCAAGCAATAAATTTTTATACTGCATTTGAAGCTGCTGCAATTGAATATTCAAATCAAGTTAATCAAGTTAATATTGCTAATAATTTAATTAATACATTAGGCGTAAATACAGGATCTGCATTTTTAAATGGTTCTAGCCTTACTGGTGCTTTAGTAGGAAATTCATTTGGATATGTTACTAAACTTTCAAAAGCATATGGCACTGAGGGAGATAGCGGCGGCTCATTAAAATGGTATACTGCTTCAATTGATGTTATACCAGGTAAACAAACATATAGTATACGAGACGCAATATCTGCATCATTAGGTATCATTTTGACAACTAGTTCAGTTGAAATCAAACGAGTACTTCATAATCCTCCACCTGCAATCGTTCGTTATTTTGATCCATTTGTAGGAACAGGTTTAGGATCACAACAATTATTAGATGCATTTGACTTCGGTGGATTCTCTCCGTCGATATCATTTATGATGATGCCAGTGCATGCTGATTTAATGCGTTTGCAAGCAATTGAATTTAATGATCAAGTACGTAAATCATCATATTCATTCGAGATACATGGCGATGATATAAAATTCTGGCCAGTACCAGTAACGCCCACCGGTTCATCATCAGCAACCCCATTTTTCAAAAAAGTATATATTGATTTTATATTTGAAGAACAAAAAAATAACGAAGCACTTTTATTTGGTAATACAGCACTTTTAAACAATGTTGTAAGTGACGCATCAAATATACCATATACATATCAAACCTACGGGAAAATTAATGATATGGGGCGTGCTTGGATAATTAAATATGGTATTGCACTTGCAAAAGAAATGTTAGGATTAATTCGCAATAAATACAGTAGCGTTCCTATTCCTAACGGAGAAGTAACACTTAATGGCTCTGATTTAGTTTCACAAGGACAATCAGAAAAAGATGCATTGATAACTCAATTGCGAGAATTTTTAGATAAAATGACAAAAGAACAAATGATGACACGACAAAATGCAGAAGCGACGCAGATGCATGAAATGTTATCTAAAGTTCCATTAAAAATTTATGTTGGATAAGGAGGACCGAAATGGCAATTTTTGGCGGAATGCGGGATGCAAAATTTTTAGCTGCAATAAACTCCGAATTAATCAACGCAATTATAGATACAGAGATTGAATTTTTTAAATTAATAATTGATCAATCAAATAGTAATTTATATGGAGAATCAGAATCTAAATCATATTATGATTCTATTTTAATTCCATGTGTCATTACAAAAGAAGGCAAAACTGCTAACATGGATGATTATGGGCATTCTTATACAAGAACGGCACAATTTGCATTATCTAGAGATATTTTAGAACGAGCAGATTTTTATCCAGAAGTTGGCGACATTGTATTTTGGGATAATGAATACTATGAATTAGATAATGTAGATGCAAATCAATATTTTGCAGGAAAAAATCCGGATACATGGCCAAATGGAGATCAATTTGGTTATAGCGTGTCAATTATTTGTGACGCCCATGCAACAAGACAAACACCTGCAGGTATAAAAAATCTAAGACGAGGCGGCAACAATTTAAATCCATCGTATAAAGGATAATGAATGTCTAGATTAAATAGAAGAGATATTGATCGAAAAACGAATAAACCCAATCCAGTACGTACTGAAGGTTTAACTCCAGATCAAATTCTAGATCGTTCTCAACAAATTCGTCGAGATGATGATGTTATTCGCACACCTAAACGTACTGTATATGATGTTGATTATGCAATTAAATCATATATTGAAAATGTAATACAGCCGCAAATAACACATCAAGAACAATTGATATCTATTCCGGTAATTTTTGCTAATGGTGAAAAATGGGACAATGTACGTCGTTTAGGTTTTTTGCGAGATGAAAAAGGAATGCTTCAATCTCCTTTAATCATGATTAAACGAAACTCAGTAGCAGAACGTGATAATGTTAAAGGATTAGATGTTAATAGAAATCCATCCGGAAATGTACGTGCATATAAACAACGTTACAATGAACGTAATCGTTATGAAGATGAATTATTTCCGATTCCAAAAAATGAGCCAGCTGATTCTCAAAAAATATATCTTGTAGATATTCCTAGATATGTTAATATTGAATATGATTTAATGTTATGGTGCGATTTTACTACACAATTAAATGATGTAATTGATCAAATTATGCCATATAACAGATTTGCATGGGGTAATGATTCAAATGTATTTCCGGTGCAAATGGGTTCATTTAGTTTTGAAATTGTCAATACGGTTGGAGAAGATCGTTTAGTTCGAGCATCAGTTCCATTAACAGTTCAAGCTGCATTATTATCTTCACAAGAAGCAAGAACGAATACATTACGTAAACAATTTTCAGTTAAAAAAGTTACATTTGAAAATGTAATAGATATTGCTGGAGATTTGTTTGGAAGTACACAAGTTTCATCTAAAATACTTCAAGCACAAAGTTTCGTAAGTAGTGGCGGTTCAGTATTGGTATCAAATGGGTTTGTTACGACTCCAATTGATGCTGCAACGATGTTATATTTAACTAATTTAAGTGAAAAAATTGCAACGTATTCAAATTCAACAACTATAACTGTTAATGCATTAGCTGCAATTAATCCAGTTAATTTAACAGTAGCTTCTAAAAATGAATTTGATATTTATATTAACGGTCAATATGCAGATAAAGCAACATATACATGGACGCCAAGTGATATAACAACACAAACTATAATATTTGATACGTCAGCATTAGGATTAGGATATAATATAGAAGCAGCAGATGTAATTGTAGTGAAAGGTAGGTGGGCATAATGGGAGCTAGACAACTTAGACCAGGACAGTTACGTACCGGTTCATTGTTTGATATTACATCTAGTTTTGCAATATCTGCTTCATATGCAAAAAATGCAGCAACTGCTTCATATGCATTAAATGCAGTGCCATTTCCATTTTCCGGAAGCGCTGTCGTAACTGGTTCATTAGAAATAAAAAGTGATAGGAATAATATTTTTATCATAAAAAATTTTAATGAACAAAACGTATTAACGGTATCACAAAGTGGTGTTGTTGTATTAGCAACACAAAGCATAGAATTAACTAGTGCCGCTCCAGTAGGTGGTATATATTTTACAGCAACATCATTATTCATTGGTTTAGAATAAAAAAACAAAATACATGAATATTTATATATAAAATAGAAAAATAAGGGTAACTAATGGCTACATGGAAAAAAGTCGCCGTCTCGGGCAGTAACGTATCACAATTTAACAATGACTCGGGATACTTAACAGTATCAACGCTTCCAGCGGTAAGTGCATTTTCTACAGCATCATTTAATGGTACTAATTTATTAGCTGACAATAACGCTGGCACTTTAACATTTGCATCAAGTTCTGGAACTGGTTTAGCTATTTCAGCTAATGCTGGATCTGATACATTAACATTTAGTTTAAATGCAGTACCAAATTCTAGTTTAGCTAATTCAGCCGTTACAGT